CTCTTGCGTCCACGGCGATTCTAAACTTAAAAGCTGGTGACGCAAATAACGAATACTCTATTTTAAGATTTGCGACCAGCGCAGATGGCTCCATTGCTTATATTGGAGCCAAGGCAACTACTACAGGCGCATACCCAAGTAGCGTAGGCAATTTGGAGTTTGGCGTCCAAAACGGTGCATCAACTGTTACGGCTATGACGATTAATAACTCTGGCCTCGTTGGTATTGGCACTGATAGTCCTGCTGACGAGCTTCATGTAAATGCCGTATCAGCAAATGTAAATATGCGGCTTACAAGAGACACAGATACTGGCGCACGAATAAGCGGCTCTGATGGTGCAAGCACTCCTGTTATTAAGTTTGACACCATAGCATCAGGCACTGCCACAGAACGTATGCGTATCGACCAAAACGGTAACGTTGGTGTTGGCACGGATAGTCCAACAGCAGTTTCTGGAGGTGTTGTTGTAGAAGCTGAGTCAGCAACTGGAGCAGAGTTTATTGCTGGCAATTCTACTCAAGGAACGTCTGGCGGTGAGTTAATTGGCGGCTACCTGTTTAAAAACAGTGATACCTCTGCAACTGATCCTCACTATGCAGGGATTGTAGGAAAAGCGGCTGATCAATTTGGTTTTATTGATTTAGAGTTTTACGCAGGACGTGACACTTATGAAACAAGCGGCACTCCGCACTTATTTATCGACGGAGGCAACACTAATTTAGGTAACGTGGGTATTGGCACTACGAGTCCTTCTAATCCGCTAAACGTTATTGCAACCAACACAAATGTTCTTATAGAAGGCTCTGGCGTTTCTTCAACGGGCATTGCTTTTGAAACCAACAACACAACAAGAGCGTCTATCGGTGTTGCCAACGCCTCTACCGCACTGTCGTTTTTCAGTGATGCTGGTTCAACAGAAACCATGCGTATCCTTAGCAACGGGAACGTGTCTATTGGAACGACAGGCGATGAAGGCAGATTAGCCGTATACAACACAGGGTCAGCAGGTTCATCTAGTCGAATTGCAATAGGTTCTGGTAATACTGGAACCTGTGACATATTTTTTGATGACACTGACGCTAATAACAGAGGCGTAATACGTTATGACCATTCTAGCGATTTCATGTCGGTGTGGTCTGGTGGCGCAGAGCGTATGCGTATTGATAGCTCTGGTGATGTCTCTATTGGTACTACGTCCTGTGATTTTCAATCAGCAAACAGAAAAATCTTACAAGTAGAAGGAACAACTGATGCAATTTTAAACTTGAGTGATGGTACAAGCCACTTTTATTTGCATCAACGCGGCGGCACGACAGGAATTGATATTTGGAACGCCGCCAATTCGTTTATGCGGTTTGCTACTAATAACACAGAAGCCATGCGTATCACCTCCAGCGGCAACTTCATTGTCGGCGATACTACAGCAGGGAACGCAAAAGTCACATCTGTTAATAGTATTGCCTTCGAAGCAAGGGATAGCGCTAAGCCGTATTATCAGTGGTACAACTCAGGGGCAGGAACTGATTTAAAGTATTGGCGCGTTGGCAACGGTACAGATGGGTCTATGGATTGGCAAACAGTCAACGATGCTTATAGCTCCGCGACAGTTAGGATGAAACTAGACTCCAGCGGCAACTTGCTGGTTGGCATGGAGACTTTAAGCACTTCTGATAGTGGCGTTCAAATTAAGGCCGATGGTCTTGTTCGCTCCAACAGATCGGGCGGTCAACCACTTATATTAAATAGAACAACAAATGATGGCACTTTAGTTTCTTTGTTACAGGATGGGTCAACAGAAGGGACAATCTCTGTTTCTGGAACAACTGTTTCCTACAATGGTGGTCATTTATCTCGCTGGTCACAATCAGATACAGATGATGTTTCAGCAATCTATAAAGGTACTGTAATGTCCAACCTTGACGAAATGTGCGAGTGGGACAATGAAGATAACGAACAGTTAAACAAAACAAAGGTCAGTGATGTAGAAGGCGATGTAAACGTAGCCGGCGTATTTGTAGCTGAAGATAATTCAGATGATCTTTCTGATTACTATTTAGCAATGACGGGCGACATGATTATTCGTATTGCTCAAGGCACTACCGTTCAGCGAGGCGCTTTATTAATGTCGGCTGGCGATGGCACGGCAAAACCCCAAGACGATGACATTGTACGATCTAAGACTATTGCAAAAGTTACATCAACCAATGTTACCTGTACTTACGCAGACGGTTCCTATTGCGTCCCCTGCGTTGTAATGGCTTGTTAAAAGGAGCATAAACTATGGCACACACATGGACTGTAGCAACGATGGACTACGATGTTACGCAGGGCGATAACAGCAATGTCGTAACGTGCGTACACTGGCGTTGTTCAAAGACTGATGGGGATCATTCTGGCTCATCCTACGGCACTGTTGGCCTTGAGCCACCCGGAGAGTCGTTTGTCGAGTGGGATGACATCACCGAAGCAACTGCTATTGGTTGGGCAAAGGCGGCTCTGGGTGACGAGCAAGTGTCCTCCATTGAAGCGGCTATTGATGCACAGATTGCAGAGCAAGCTAATCCTACGTCTGGCACTGGCGTTTCTTGGTAAGCTAATGGATGGATCCTCTATCACTTATTGCTATGGCGTCTACAACCTTCAAAGGTATACAGACGCTAGTAAACAGAGGTGCTGAAATTGAGGCTGTGGCTCAGAAACTGGGGCAGTGGTATTCCTTTGCTGCTGACATAAAACAAGCAGAGAAAGAAGCTGAGAGTCCCGGTGTCTTCAAGAAGTTATTCGATGGAGAAACTGTAGAACAACAAGCACTCAACAGTATAATAGCCAAGAAGAAACTAGAGGAACAAGAAAAAGAAATACGAGAACTAATTGTTTGGTCTTACGGTGTTGAGACTTACCAAGAGATGATAATGCTCAGACGTAAGATTAAAGCACAGAGGGAAGAGGTAATCTACAAACAACGCAAGAGGCAACGTATGTTACTAGATGGTATCTTGTTGTCTATCGCCGCTGCTGTAACAGCCGGGATCATCTACGGTACAGTAGCAATTATTAAGGGTGCATGAGGATGGCAGATCAAGGGATGAAAGAGGTAATGGATACGGTTTCCGTAGCAACAGGTGTTGGTGCTTTGGCTGGCGTACTGCCTTCCTTGGCTGCGTTGTTTACACTCGTGTGGACAGGTATACGTATCTGGGAAACAGACACAGTGCAAGGCTGGCGTAACAGGAGTAAGTCGTAGGTGTGGCAAGCGCTCATTAGTCCTATTGCTGGACTCGCTAAGACTTGGCTGAGTAATCGCCACGAGCAGTCGCAAGCAAAACACCAAGCCACAATGCAGGTTATACAGAACACTGCTACGTGGGAACAACACATGGCACAGGCTAGTGCGTCCTCGTGGAAAGACGAGTGGTTCACAGTAGTCCTGAGTGCGCCTGTAATAGCAATTATGTGGGGCGTAGGTATGAACGATCTTGATATCATTGGTCGCGTAGGTATGGCCTTTGCAGAGCTAGACAGGTTACCTGAGTGGTATCAATATCTTTTGTACGTTGCAGTCACAGCCAGCTTTGGCATACGTGGTGCTGATAAGTTGATGCAACTAAAGGGTGGTAAGTGATGGCGGCTGGGTTTGAAATTCGGGGAAACGATGGCTGGCAGTGGTTAATTACCTTTGTAGCAGGAGGAAATCAAACAGGAATAGGCACGGGCCAATATGGAGTAAACTTAGCCGCGATTCGTGCCCTTAATGCGGCAATACGCGCGGAAAACAGGGCAGATAGACAGCAGTGCTGGGCAAACGGACACTTTGTAGGCGTAACGGGTAAATGTATTGAAGACCCGGAAATAGGCGTAGCAAAGGCACTAGCACAACTTAACGGGGATACACCTTTTCCTCCCGGCGACACTAGACGAGTACGCTTAGAAGGTTACGTTGCTAACCAATTTTACAGAGAGTGGGAAAACGCTGTAGAGTCTGGAGAAGGCTCTAGTATACAAGGTGTTATAGACAAGTACGGACAGTACTCAGATTTAATGTCTACTAACCCGTTTATAGGTGGTTTGTCGTTTAACATGGCTTCTGCGGATCAAATTTATGAGCGCATGATTCTAGGAGATAATGAGTGGGGAGCTTACGTAAAACTTTGTTCGCCTACTGTCACCACAAACTGTGTTGACCCTACAGCAATAAAAGATATCTGGGAAGACTTTGGTAGACACGTACGGGTAATATTTAAAGGACTACAGATTCCGGGGTTGCCTGATTGGTTGCCTCTTCCGGGTATTATTCGTATTCCTACACTTGGAGAAATATGGGATAAAGTTTCAGGAACTTGGAACGAAGAAGTTGATCGTCAAATTGATGAGTGTCTTGATGAGGATGCAGACGGTGATGGAACCTCCGATAATACTTACGACGAGTGCGCAGAGAGAATAAATCCCGCTGGTGTTATAATGGGGGGAATAGGGAACGCAGCAGAAGAAATATACAAAGAAACTTCACAAAAAATAAAAGACATAGTTGAGAAGGATCTCGAAGTTCCTTGTGCAGAAGACTTAGAAGCGTGTGCTGAAAAAACAAAGCAAGTAATAGGAGATATATTTGAAGGTGTCTGGGACTCAGCAGACCCAACTATGCCCGGAATCCCTGATTGGGTTAAGCTCATTATTATTGCCGGGGAATACGGCGATGACTTTATAAAAATTTTAGAAGGTCAAACTAATTCTGATATCAATGGCGACGGAGTTATTGGCCTCACACAAGAGCAGTTTGATTGTTCAACCATAAATAGAAATGGTGGGGTAGTAGAAAAAGAAGAGGACTGTGGTGCTTGTTTGCCTAATTTTGTAGAAGTTGATGGGCAGTGTACAGACTGGACAGACACGGGCGTAACTGCCGAAGAGTGTGCCGCAAAAAATAGGGAACATATACCAAGCACAGGAGCAGGGACTAATAGCGCATGTGGTGGGTGTTTGCCAGATTTTGAACTTAACGAAACTGGGGATTGTGTCGCTAGTCCTATTAAATGCGAAGGAAATCAAGTACTAAACGAAACCACTGGTGAGTGCGAAGACCCACCTCCAGACTGTACTCCGGGAGACCCGTGTAAAGACGAAACAGGAGCAAGTGGTACTTACGACGACAAATGTGACTGTATAGCAGACTGGATAAACTCTGGGCCTTCTAAACAAGACTGTTCTGCACTAGGTAAAACACACGTACCTGCTGACGCTGCTACTCAAACTCCTAGTTCTTGTGGAGCCTGTGAACAAGAGGGGTGGACTGATAAAGGAGCAAACGGAGAGTGTGTGGCTCCTCCAGAGCAATGTCAAGACCCTAACAGAAACACAAATGACGATGGGTCTTGTGCAGAAACTTGTGCTGATGGTAGTCTTGCTCCAGCATCGGGCCTTTGTCCAGACTCTACAACACAAGTTGATTGTACTCAACCTCGTCCGGGTTATACTCCTAGTTTTAATCCTGCGGATAACGCAGCACACTTTGAGTGGCAAAAGGCGTGTGGTGAAACACACTGTCCTGACGGATCTAAAAAACCAGAAAGCGGAATCTGTGGTGAACAGCCACAACCAACGTGTAACAATGGTGCAGTAAATGCTCCTGATTGTAACGACTGTGGAGACAATAGTACTCCCGATATGCACGAAGGTGGTGATTGTAATAAGCCTCTAAAACCACAACAGCCACAACCAACGTGTAACAATGGTGCAGTAAATGCTCCTAATTGTAACGACTGTGGAGACAACAGTACTCCCGATATGCACGAAGGTAACGACTGTACTAAACCACTGTTAGATCAGGATAGCGGAGGCTCTACTGGCTTAGTTGTAAACTGTGACGAACCAAAGATAGGTTACACTCCGTCCTTTGACTACGCATACAAAGCAAAGTGGGACGCCTACAGTGCTGAGTACGACGCAGCTTGCGGCACGGGGAGTTTTAACTGCAACTCCTTAAACAGGAAAACACGCGAAGATGGCTCTTGTGGAGAATGTTTGCCCGGATACGTCCTAGATCAAAACATGGACAACTGTGTTAAAGAGGAAGTGACTGTAACACCAACTGGAACTCCCACAGAAACACCAGAAACCGGAGGAGGCGCTAGTGTCGGTGGTGGTGCTGGAGGAGCCTTTAGTCCGTTCTTGGCTGGCATTACTTACACACCGCAGCCTGTGCCTGAGGTAATTCAACAGCCATCAGGAATGTTTACAGGGGCACAGCCTACGAGGAATACTAAGTTAGTTGGTGATAGTATTATTCAAAACCTATTTAAAGAGTACTTTGTATGACATATTTAAACTTAGTAAACAACGTACTGAGACGCCTCAGAGAAGACGAGGTATCCAGCGTCACTGACAACACCTACAGCAAGATGGTAGGTGACTTTGTTAACGACGCTAAGAAGATGGTAGAGGACGCTTGGGATTGGTCAGCACTTAGGACTACTCTGACGGTAACTACGTCTTCTGGTATTTTTAACTACGTACTCACTGGATCACAGAACAAGATCAAGGTACTAGACGTAATCAATGATACCTCAAACATCTTTATGCAGTACCAGACTCAACACTGGTTTAACGATAAGTACTTGAACCAATCACCGCCTAGTGGCGCACCTGAGTACTACACGTACAACGGTGTTGACTCTAATGGTGACACTCAGGTAGATATTTATCCTAAGCCTGACGGTGTGTACAGCTTGAGATTTAACTGTACGCTGAGAAACCCTGAGTTAAGCGCTGACACAGATGTACTGTTGATTCCTAATCAACCTGTAATACACATGGCAGTAGCTCTGTTAGCTCGTGAGCGGGGCGAGACAGGCGGTACATCAGCACCTGAGTACTTTGGTATTGCTGATAAGTTTTTGTCTGACGCTATTGCTATGGACGCACAGAAGCACCCTGAAGAAACCATCTGGTACACTCCGTAGGAGCCTGACGTATGGCACAGCCACTACAAAGCATCAACCTAGTTGCTCCTGCGTTCAAGGGTGTCAACACAGAAGACTCGCCGTTAGCTCAAGATCCGTCTTACGCTGACGTTGCAGATAACGCTGTGATTGACAAGCGTGGACGTATTGCTGCACGTAAAGGTATTGAGG